CGCTCGACCTTGATCCGACGCCCTCCGCCACGGCCTCAGAACCGGCCACCACGGTGGCAACGGCGGCTGCGGCCACTACCCCTGCCGCCACGGTCGCAGCGGCTACTGCTGCCCCGCCTGCGGCGGCTGCCGGGGCCGACGACCTGATGGCCTCGCTCGGCTTCAAGTAACCGTGGACCTTCTGGCCTCGTTTGGTGTGGGGGGCGATGACCTCGCCCCTCAGATCACACCGGTGTCGTACCCCACACCCGTACCGGGCAGGGTCGCACACATCGACGCCGACTTCCTGTCGTACCAAGTGTCCGCAGAGACACGCGACGAGTTGGACGGCATCAAGCCACGCAAGTCATTGGAGGACATGCAACACAACGCCCGGTCAGCAGCAGAGCACCTGATGCGCTGCGCCGGGGCAACTGAATATCGCTGCCACATCACCCCGTCAGGCAGCAACAAGGGCGGCAGGCGCGAGCAGGCTGTGCAGCGCGAGTACCAAGCCACGCGCAACAATCGTGATCGGCCTGAGTTCCTCGACGCCATCCGGCACTTCATCGCCACGGACCTGAACGGAGTGGTTCACCTAGACCAAGAGGCCGATGACGGCATGGCACAGGCGAACTACGAGGCGCAGGGGCCGAACGGCGAGTGGGGGAACGCCAACCTCTCAGTGATCGTGAGCAAGGACAAAGACCTGCGCATGGTGCCGGGCCTGCACTACGACTTCGACACGGAGGCGGTCTTTTGTGTGGGGGATCGCTTCGGCTCCGTGTACATTGACGACAGCAAGAGCAGCAAGACGCTCAAAGGCTGGGGCACGAAGTTCTTCTGGGCGCAGTGCCTCATGGGGGACACAGCAGACAACATACGGGGCATCCCGTTCGTGACCACCGGCATGACTGGTGGCAAGCCGCTGGGGCGCAAGGCGTGCGGCCCGATAATGGCGTACGAGTTGCTCAAGGACGTGCACAACGACAAGGAGGCTTTCCGCCTCGTGAAGTCGCTGTGGGTGGCGCTTGAGGAGACAGGCTACGAGTACCAGCACTGGGCAACCGGAGAGCGCGTGACAGCCACGCAAGCCCTGCTTGGTGACATGCGCCTGCTCTGGATGCGCCGGAACAAGAACCCGGATGACGTGCTGCACTGGCTCAAGGAGGTTGCGGTATGAGTGCGTACACAAAGTCTATCTTCAAGCGCGCCGAGGCTGCCCGCAAGAAAGCGCAGATCAAGCACCCCCAGCCGAACTACGTGTGCCTAAAGGTCGCGGAGGAGGCAGGGGAGGTTGTTCAGGCTGCTGTGCACTATAGAGAGGGGCGCAAGACGTGGGCAGACGTTGAGGGCGAGGCGGTAGATGCCATCGCCATGATTATGCGACTGCTTGTGGAGGGCGATCACGTCAACGGCATCTACCCGCCCAGTGGTGCGCTATGACAGCCAAGCGTGACCTGACCGAGACGCTGGCCAACACGGTCGGCGGCTTCTTCATCGCATGGCTGGTGACGTGGAAAGTGTTCCCACTAGTGGGGATACAGACCAACGCAGCCACGGCAACCTACGGCACGCTGGTAATGCTCTGCGTGAGCACTACCCGCCTGTACGTGTTCCGCAGGCTGTTCAGGAAGCACGAGGAGCGCAGCCGCTAACGTGCCTCCTCAGCCGACCACCCCGCACACCTACAACTGCAACATCTGCCTCACCACGCTGTACAAGACAGGCTCCGTTATAGTCTGCCCGTGCTGCGGGATGCGGTACTCCCCCATAGAGAGGACGCAAATGAAGTGACGCACCGGATCAAGGCTTCGCAGGCCGTGACGGTTCGCACTGCACTTTTAGCGCGTCAGGAATACCGCTGCCCCCTGTGCCGGGGCAGCATGAAGGCCAACAGCAAGAAGAACCCTGCACTCGACCATGACCACGAGACGGGCTTCATCCGAGACGTGCTCTGTCTCAACTGTAACGGCATCGAAGGCAAGGTGTTCAATCTTGCCCGGCGTGCCAAGGCAGACCTGACGCCATCGCAGTGGCTTGAGAACCTCATCGCCTACTACGAGCGGCACCGGACGCCCCAGCATGGCGGCATCCTGCACCACACCCATCAGACCGAAGAAGAGAAGCGGTTAGCGCGCAACAAGCGTGCCCGCACTCTCCGGGCAAAGGCGAAAGCCGCACAATAGGAACCGACATGCCAACCATCCACGACCAGTTGGCGTGGGAGGAGCGTATGGTTAACCGGGGCGTTGAACGCTTCCGGCAGCAGCAGGACAAGGCAGTAGAGGCTGATCGCTCGCACGAGACAAGTGCGGGCGGTCGGCTGCTGCGCTCTTACGTCATCCAAGTTGCAGACCACGTCCAACTCTACCTCGACGGGCAGCACCCTGACGGTCGGAGGCGGAACAAGTACGCGCCACTCCTAGCCACGTTGAACACCGACAAGACCGCGCTGTTTGCGCTTACCGCAGTCATCAACACCCTGTACAACCCCGCACCCACGCAAGGCGTCTGCACTCAGATCGGACGCCGCGTCGAGGACGAGTTGCGCTTCTCGAAGTTCCAGATCGAGCACAAGGAATACTACGACCAGATCATACGCGACTGGGAACGCAAGAACACCACCGACTACCGCCACAAGCACCGCGTGATGAACCACGCCTCCGGCCAAGCCGAAGGCTTCACGTGGCAGGGGTGGACCAAGGAGACGCACTTCGGAGTTGGGGCGCTGATCCTATCCCTGCTCATGGAGGTGTGCGACCTCGTTGAGACGCAGACCATCAGCCGGGGGCAGGGCCGCAAAGACGTGTTTGTTGTCCCGAGCGCCAAGTGCATCGAGTGGGTGTCCAAGCACAACGCGGCACAGGAACTCCTGACCCCTGACACCATGCCGTGCATCATCCCGCCCGACGACTGGACCAGCCCCACGGACGGCGGCTACTACAGCCCCGAGGTGCGCAACCGCGTACCTATGGTCAAGACCCGCGGCAGTGCCGGGGCCGTGCAGCGCAAGCTGCTCAAGCAGGCCGAGATGCCCACGGTGTACACAGCCATCAATGCCATGCAGCGCACCTCGTGGTGCGTTAACTCTGATGTCCTCAAGGTCATGCGGGAAGTGTGGCACAAGAACATCGGCATAGGAATGCCCCGCAGCGAGCCTTTCGAGATACCGCCGTGCCCCCTGCCGGAAGGCATGAAGGTCAGCGAGTACCAAGAGGGCCATCCAATGCGCCAGTCGTTTGACCTGTGGAAGGCCGAGGCGCGGGAGGTCCACCTCATGGAGAAAGAGCGCGTATCACAGAACCTCGCAGTCGTGCGCACCATTCGCATGGCCACTGACATGGAAGCCTACAATGCGTTCTACTTCGTATACACGTGCGATTTCAGAGGCCGGGTTTACTCGGCAACCTCCGGCCTATCGCCACAGGGCACAGATCATGGCAAGGCTCTACTGCAATTCGCTGACGCTCGACCACTCGGGCCGCGCGGTCTATACTGGCTTAAAGTACACGGTGCAAACAAGTACGGGGAGGATAAGTCTCCCTATGATGCCCGTGTTGCGTGGATCGAAGAACGCCACGAGCACTGGCTACGTGCTGCTGCTGACCCCATCGGAGCGCGCGATGTCTGGGAAAATGCTGACAAGCCTTACCAGTTTCTTGCGTTCTGTTTCGAGTATGCAGAAGCTTGCCGCCTTGGAGCAGCGTTTCGGTCACGTCTGCCCATTGCTCTCGATGGGTCTTGCAACGGCCTACAGCACTTCTCCGCGATGCTACGGGATGCGGTGGGCGGCGCAGCGGTCAATCTGACTGCCGCAGAGCGCCCTGCTGACATCTACCAGCAGGTTGGCGATGTCGCTACCCGGAAACTCAAGGGCCTTCGCAGCCTGAACAGCGAGGAGAGTGCAGGGGCCGCGAACTGGCTGGACTTGTTCAAAGAGGTATGGGGTGACGAGCGCATGATGCGCAAGCTGCCCAAGAAGCCTGTGATGACACTGCCGTACGGATCGACCCGGCAGGCGTGCACGGAAACGATCTTCCGCTGGTCGCAGGAGGAAGCCCCGAAGTTCTTCGAGGCGAACACTGGCTTTCGTCATGCGCTGTACCTCACGCCTGTGCTGTGGGGCAGCATTGGGGAGGTTGTGGTGGCAGCCCGGCAGGCTATGGACTGGATACAGCACTGCGCTGGCGTGCTGGCTAAGGCCGGGGAGCCAATCAGCTACACGACCCCGCTAGGCTTCCCTGTGTATCAGGCTAGTCGGGAGTACCAGACCCGCAAGATCGAAACGCAGATCGGCGGCAGGTTGCAGTTGCGCTTTGCCGAGGACACCGAGAAGCTGGACAGCCGACACCAGCGCCAAGGTAGCAGTCCGAACTTCGTGCACAGCATTGACGCCACTCACATGATGCAGTGCGTAGCCCGAGGTGCAGCCGAGGGCATATCATCCTTCGCTATGATCCATGATGACTTCGGCGTTCACGCCTGCGATACTGAACTCTGGCATACGATCATCCGTGAGGAGTTCGTTGCCCTGCACAGCAACAACGACGTACTTGCTTCCTTCAAGGACCAACACGAGGCCCGGAGTGAGGTAAAGCTGCCTAGCCTACCTCCTAAGGGTTCGCTGGACATCAACGCTGTGCTTAACAGCCCGTACTTCTTCGGCTAACTGCTTGACCCTCCGTCTAACAGACAATGATGGACGGGTATCTGTTTTAGATAGGAAGCTACCTAGGAAGCCTGCTGAGCAATACCGGGATGACTGCCCGGAGCCTAGAGCGTAGGGCAGGCTTCCCTAGGATACTTCCTAGCAGACTACTGGGTGGTACTGCTTAGGCAGGTTGCTTATCCCTCCGTCTAACAGACAAGCAATTCAGCCGGAGGTCACATGGCCTATTCCGATTTAGCAGTTGAGGATCAGATACTCCTAGCTGCTGACTTTGTTGGAAGGGGCCTGAGCATACCACAGGAGATACGGGACACACTTGGTCCTGATCTTACTGCGGACATTGAGCACCCGGAGACAACAAATGACAGAACTCAAGAGCGTGTCCGCTCCCGCCATAGGGCAGGAAGGACTTAAACGGCTACAGGCGTTCACACGCCCCAGCCGTATGACATCATCAAGCACCCTGTTTGATGCTGGCTACGAGCAAGCCAAGCGAGACTTCGCCGAGAAGCTGGCAGCCGAAGCAGGCAGGCCAGTAGAAATACAAGCCTCCCCGGAGAACAACGAGTTGATCCGGGCCGCCCTCAATGCTCAGCGTGCATTCGAGAAAAAGCGGGTTAGGCCGTGGTGGCACTTCCTGTGACAGAGAGCCAGCGGATCACACTTGTGGACGTGGAGGAGTTCTGTATTGAACTCGAGTTCACAGCGGATTACGCCATCGTCCACATGCAGCGCGTCACCGGCTTCAACAGGCAGGCGCTACGCAAGATGCGAGCCTACGCGGATGCCCTTCAAGGCTTCCTGACCCTGCACTACAGCGCGGTCTACACCGCAGCAGCGCATGACAGGACTGACCTTCACAAGCTGGCACCCCACCTCGGCTACAGAGAAGTAGGGCGGGATGCTACCTACATCATCTATGCAAGAGGATAACAGAATATGCCAGCAATTCCTGTCATTGCTGCGGTAGCGAGTGTTGCCGCTGGCGTTGCCGGTGTGGTACAAGCCAATAAGCTGCAAAAGAGTGCAGAGGAACAAGCCCGCGAAAACGCCAAGCGTCAAGAGGAAGAGACACAGCGCGTACTGGCTGAGCAGGCCAAAGAGAAGCAGACCGCCGACGAGCGCGCTAAGCTGGGCGGCCCGCTCGAACAGAAAGCCCGCCTCAAGGTGGGCGTGGACGATCTGGACAAGACCAAGACCTCACTGGCTGACAACAAAGGTTCGGCATCTGGTCGCGTGTCAGGGACAGGCGTAGGTGGATTCAACACCAGCGCATCCCGGATCGGCGGTCTGTGATGCAGACAGTCAACTACGCAGACGACCCCGCACGGCTGGACCAGCTATGGACCGTCATGCAGGGCGAGAAAGGTGACATCGATACGCGCTCGGAGGAGTACGCCCGATGGACAATACCGTACTTGTGCCCACAGGACGGCACGGCTGGACAAGAGCAGGAAAAGGGGGACGTGGCCATTGGTCCGCGCCTCGTTAACCACCTCGCCAACAAAGTCGTGGACACAATGTTCCCGCAAGGTCGCCCGTTCTTCACTGTGGCACTGACCCCAGAAGTCCGCAAGAAGTTGCGGCAGGAGTTGGGGCAGGACAAAGAAGCGCAGTTTGCCGATGCCGTCCGTATCGAGACGGTAAACATCGAAGAACTAGCAATGCGCAAGTTGAAGCTGACGCAGTATCGTCCGCAGGCAGTTGAGGCAGTCAAACACCAGATCGTCACTGGCAATGCAGTGATCCGGCGTATGCCTAACGGCAAGCGTGTAGTATACGGCGTGCGGAACTTCTGCATCCGGCGCGACGTGGACGGCTCCATGCAGGAGTTGCTGCTGCGCGACGTGAAGTACTTCCATGCTCTGGACGAGGCGGTGAAGGATAAGGTCCGCGTACTACACCCGGAGTACATGGACAGTACCAAGTGCACACTACACAGCCACTATAAGTGGGATGCAGCAGATGGCCGCTGGGCCTTCCGGCAGGCAGTAGATGGCGCTGATGTCGTCAACGGCGTAAAGTTCAAGCAGGTTGACCTCCCAGTGCTCCCGCTGACGTGGAACCTTGCCACAGGCGAGAACTATGGACGTGGCCTAGTTGAGGACCACACTACCGCGTTCCATCAGATCGACGTGCAGACAAAGGCGCTGATCGACATGGTTGGCATCATGGCCGACATCAAGTTCCTCGTGGACCCGGCCAGTACGCTGGACCCAGTGGAGTTGAACAACAGCGCACGCGGAAGCTATCACCAAGGGCGGGAAGGTGACATCACCACGCCAGACAACAAGCGCAACCTCGAAATCGAAGCACTGGATGGAATCATCAAGTCGCTCGAACGTGAACTCGCGCAAGCCTTCCTGCTGAACAGCGCAAGCGTTCGTGACGCAGAGCGGGTGACGGCAGAAGAGATACGTTTCCTCGCACTGGAACTCGAGAGCGCGTTCGGTGGCCTGTACTCGCGGCTCGCACTTGAGTGGCAGCAGGTTGAAGCTGAATACGCGGTTTCGCAGATCAACTTCAAGACCGAACTCGGCGACAGTAGGCTTGCAACGTTTGAGGTGATTGTCACCACCGGGCTTGAAAGCCTGTCGCGCGAAGGACAACTCGCGGCACTGCGCGGCGCACTAAGCGACTTGCAGATGCTCGAAACTGTGCCGGAGGACATCCGCGCAGCGATCAACCCACAGAAGTTCGCTAGCTTCATATTCGCCAACCACAACGTCAAGTGGCAGGAGTTCCTGTACACACCAGACGAAATGAGGGCGAACCAACAAGCCGCCATGCAACAACAGCAACAACTGGCGGACATGCAGTCCAATGCAAAGGTGGCCGAAGAAGCTGGCAAGCAAGCAGTTAAGGAGAGTGCTTGATGGATGACGAAGCCGACACCAAGGCCGTGGCCGACAAGGCCGGTGCCGCCGTAGGCGCTGGCCCGCAGGACAACGACGAGACGAGTAGCGGCCAAGCGCCGAACCCGCCCCCGCCGCCCTCGAACGAGCCGCCCCCGAAGCAACAGACCCCGGAGGAGAAGGCTGCTGCTGACAAGGCAGCCGCAGACAAGGCCGCAGCCGACAAAGCAGCAGCCGATGCCGCAGCGGCTGAGAACAAGCCGCTCGATAAATCTGTGTGGGGCACGACCAATGACGAGGTTGGCGACAGCGTGCTCACGCTCTTGCAGAACTCCGGGCTGACAGTGGACGAGGCAAAGGCCATGATGTTCGACGCCGTACAGGCGGGGGATGTCACCAAGCTAGATCGTGCGGCGCTGGCCGAGAAAGTCGGCAAGGAGAAGGCCACCCTCATCCTAGCAGGGGCTGAGAACTTCATTACTAGGTCTGCGGCCAAGGCGGCAACCATCGTCAAGGAAGTGCACAACACCGTAGGTGGCGAAGCGAACTGGTCAGCCATTACAGGCTGGGCAACCAAGAACGTGGCAGAGGGTGACCTCGCTACCTACCGAAGCATGATTGACGCTGGCGGTGCTCAGGCACGCTTTGCAGCAAGCGAATTGAAGGCGCTCTACAACGCCGACAGCAAGAACACGACCCTTGGTGCCGCAAACGCTGAACTCAAGGGCGATAGCGGCTCCCCGCAGCAGGGGCGTCAACTGACCAAGGCGCAGTACGTGGCGGAACTAGAAGCCGCGCACCGGGGCAACCCATCGCCAGCGGTCATCAACGAAATCAACGCAGCCCGCGCCCGTGGACGGGCCGCAGGCATCTAAGGAGTAACCTATGAGCAACCTCCCGACCGACAGCACCCATCTGTCGGATATGGCCCGCGCGGAAATGATTGAGCAGTACGGCGGCGTGGTTGAGAGCCAGTTCGCCAAGAAGTCGATGATGCGGCAGTTCGTGCCCGTCAAGCCGGTTCGCGGCACCGACACGCTCATCAACCGCCGTGTGGGCCGCACTACCCTCAAGGCACTGACCCCCGGCGTTCGCCCGGACTCGACCCCGACGAGGTTCGGTCGCAACGCCGTGACCGTCGATACGGTCGTGCTGGCGCGCGACAACCGCTCCATGCTGAACGAGTTCCAGACTGACTTCAACGCTCGCGCTGAACTGGGCAACGACCACGGCAAGGAACTGGCCAAGTTCTTCGATCAGGCTTTCCTGATCCAAGGCATCAAAGGCTCCCTGCTGAGCGCCCCGGCGAACCTCAACGGTGCCATCGGCGCAGGCAAGAGGCGCAAGCTTACCGCAGCGAACGATGAACTCGACCCCGACAAGCTGTATCAGGCAATCGTGAGAATCCTCGTGGCCATGCAGGAAGAGGACATCGACACCGACGAGTGCGCCATCTTCGTTCGCCCGGTCCACAACGAGGTTCTGCTGAACAACAACAAGCTGGTCAGCGGCGAATACTCCTCGGCAGGCGACTTCGCAGCGGGCAAGTTCAAGGGCATCATGAACTGCCCGGTCATTCCGACCGCGCGCATCCCGAACGCCGCCATCGTAGGCCACCTTCTGTCGAACGGCGACAACGGCAACGCCTATGATGTGTCTGCGGACGAAGCGCAGGCCGTGGCGACGATCCTGCATCCGCGTTCGCTGCTTGCTGGCGAAACCATCCCGATGACCTCGGACATGTGGTACAACCGCGAAGAGAAGCAGTGGTTCATCGACAGCTTCCTCGCCTTCGGTGTGACCAACAACCGCCCGGACGTGTGCGGCACGGTGTTCAGGTCGTCAGCGGCCTCGATCACCTCGAACGTCTAATCCGGGCACTGCCCCGGCCACCTAGCCCCTAGGCACAGCACACAACAGTGTCCTGCCTAGGCGGTGCAACCCCTCTCTCTCTCCTGTACCCCCGACTGGCGCAAGCTAGCCGGGGGTTTTTTTTTTTTTT